TTCTTCACCTACCTTCCAACGACCATAAGCACCATCCATACCGAGGAACTTCATGCTAGTAGGATTATCATTAGAGTCACGCATTACTACTTTATCCCCTTTAGGGATGTTATATTGTTTAACTGATTCAGTCATGAGGTTAACTCCACCATGTAGTTATAAAATTTATCTATTTCCCAGTCATCAGATTCACCATCTTCAATTTCAGATAGCATTAAATCAAATGCATCTTCGATGTTGTCTTTATGTTTAGGAAACTTTTTAATAGTAGCTTGGGCATCAGTAAATGCTTGGTGTATGTTTGCTGGATAGCTCATAGTTTCTCTTCTAAGTAATCAATTATAGCATCTTGCATATCTAGCAGCTCTCTACTATTCATTTCAACAGTTTTAAGTAGTCTTGTAACTGTAATGTAGTCTTCACTAGGATTTTCAATTTCTAGTAATAGATCTCTTACATTAAAAGCTTTATCTAGTATTTCATTTAAGTTACTCATTGAACTACTCCAGGACATTCCATAGGGTTATCAGCAGTGCATTCTCTAACAGTAGGACTATCGCCAGTCCCGTAAGGATCAGTAGTCCTCTGTATGTGATAACACTCTTGGCAGTATTCACCTTCTTCTTCAACTTTTGCCCATTCTTCATAGTCATCCTTGTCTTTAGCTAATTTAGCTTTAGCATAGTCATCAAAATCAGGTTCTTGGTCACGCATGAATTCATCATGCTCTTGCTCATCAATAAGTTGTTGTTTAACTCTTCCCATACTGGTAGTCTCCACGATTACGCTTTACAGAAAGTGTTCTAGTTTTAGTTTCGTATTTACGAAAGCCTACTTGTTCTTCAGGAGGTTGACCATCTAAATCTTCAAGTAATGTGTCTATAGTTGTTTTTACATTTGAGTAACCAGCATTATCTTGGTCACTACAATATGACATGTATTCATTAAAAGCATTGCTCATAATATTCTCCTATTTTTCAAATTTAGTTTTAAAGTGTGTGAAATTTGCAGGGTCTTGTTTAATGACTCTACGATTAATATCTTTGTTGATTTCAATAGCCATTACAAGACCATAACTAATTATAACTACTCCAATTGTAGCAATTACCAGTGTAAATATAGTAAAGGTATCCATAATTAAACTCCTTCTATTCCTTGTGTAGGGTAAATTTCAAATTCATAGGCTGTACCTAAATGGTCTTCATAATCTCCAAATTCCTCACCTAATCTTACAATAGCACTTGTGTGTGTTAGACCGTCAGGATCTAATATTTCAGCCATTGTGTTTCTGTCTTGTAAGAAACCAGTAATTTTCTGTACATCTGTATAACTGTCATACCATTTCCAATCTTCTAGTAAGTATGTAGTATGAGTACTCTCAGGAAATAGGTCAGTAGGGTATTTAGAATCCCACCATTCATCTTTTAGTAAGTTTTCAAATTCTTTAGTATACCCATTAGGAACTACTAACCATACTGCACTTCTATAACCCATTTCTAATCTCTAAAGTTTTTAGTAATACGCTTATGAGTTAGCCCACACTCCTGACACTCATAAATAATATATGAAGGTGCTTTAATACCATCACCTTCTGTTTCTTTAGTTTTTTTAAGGGTGTCTGTTTTACATGCATGACACTTACGTTTATGTTCAATCATATTGTCATAAATAAATGAATAATTTAACATTAGTTAATTCCTATGTTGTGAACCACATAAAGGCTCTGTTTTACAATGATGTGTACATTCTGAAGCATAACATTCCCCACCATTATCTGGTGTTATAGAATTAAAACATTCAGGTTGTGTTCTACCATCTTCAAATCCTGCTGAGTATGCTGTATCTACTTGTTGTTTACTTACAGCAATACCTATCCTATTAATTTTCTTTCCTATATGTCGCATTCCTTGCAGGAATGCTACTGTACCTATAATAGAAGTTATGATAGCTAGTTGCCATATTTCAATTTGCATAGTTAGTCCTCATCAAAGTTTATAATTGTGTGTTCTGGTTCTAGAAGTAAGAAGGTTTGATTCACTTGGTTATTTAGATAAAAAGTGTGTTCTTCTCCAAATTCAAAACCATGATTACAATATACCTTACGTGAACCTGGGTGCCCTTTTGAAGTGCTAACCACTATATGCTTTGTAAATTCACATTTCCCTCTATCAGTGGGAATTAGTAATCCCATTCCAGGAACAATATCAAATATATCAATAGTATTCATCTAACTAATACTAGCTGTTGCAGTGCTCGTGTACATGCTACATAATATAAGTTATCTTCTTGTTGCTGTTCCCATTCCACATTTGTTCTTGTTTTTAGATAATCACAAATATCAGGATTAATGAAGAATACTGTGTCTGTTTCTAAACCCTTACTTGCATGAATTGTCATTAACTTTCTCTTACTTGCACTATCTTCGTGTAACTTCATAGATTTAATAAAAGTTTTAACTTCTGCAATTGTGTTGCATCTATCTAAGATAGCAAAAATACCTGAGTATCTGTCATTTAATGCAGCAGTGTTCCAGTTCTTAGATTCATAAATCTGAAGTATCTTATGATACTGTGCTTTTGTGTTATCAATTAATGTGTCAATACGACTATTTGTCTTCAGTAGTGGCTTTAGTTCTTTCTCTAATTGAGCTATAAACATTCTACCAATTGAGAATTTAATATCTTTCTTGATAAACTGGTAAGCTAGTTTAATCAGTGAAGAATTAGTTCTACTAATAATAAAACAGTCATCAGGGTATTGTATACTATGTGCGTATTTTTGCTGTAATACTCCTCCTGTCTTTTGACTAGTGATATGAGGAACTCTACTATGTACTATTGATAGTATTTCCTGAGGACATCTAAAACTCTCATACATAGGATATTCTTTAGGATTGTATCCTTGTTTAATTAGATCAATAGCATGAGGATCACTACCTCTAAATCCATAAATAGCTTGATGAGCATCTCCTACAAATACTATCTTGTTTGTTGGTATACAATTCAAGAACTTAATTTGTTGAGGATTTAAATCCTGGCACTCATCTACAAGTACCATATCGTACTTTTCTGTTTTCATTCCTAATCGCATAGGGTATTCCAACATTTCATCACCACTAATTTCAGTAGTGTGCATTAATCCCTGTTTCAGGAATACTTTAGCATCTTCAATTAGATTAGAAGCAATATTAAATCTATCACACGTTGCTTCCCATGATTTATCACTGGCATTACCTCCTAGTGTCATGTGCTTTTGTGCAAGATTTGCAGCTACATCATAGTTAAATAGCTTTGAATATTTTTTAAAATTTACTTTACTAGATTTAAATTTACTGTGTTGTTTCAACATAGAAAGGCCTAGTGAGTTGAAAGTCTTACAACTCCAACCCATAGGTAACTTATCAACTACATCATTTACAATTGCCTTATTAAACGCTAAATATAGCCCATTACTAGTTGTATTAGCTAATTGCATAAGTACAGAAGTCTTTCCTGATCCTGCTACAGCATTCACAATAATCGCAGATTCCGTACTATTAATAATATCTTGCTGCTCTTGAGTAAAGTTTATAGCAGGTGCAGAACTGCCAAAATTAAATGCAAAATTATTCATGTAACATCCTTTCAGTCATATGTAAGTCATTTTGTCTTCTTGCCTGACACATTGTAGGATTATGTAATCCTTCTACTAGAGTCCCATATTTCTCAATAGAGAGTAGATTAAGTCTACACCCCTGTCTAGTATGATTTATACATCCTAAATGGGTACAATGCTTAATTTCAAAGTGTGAGTAGTGAAGTTTAGATGACATTGTGTGTTTTCAATATTAATTATAGCAGTTAGTCTTTCGTCTAACAATTATTCGAAATCTACAGAAGTAAAGTAAATTGTTGCTTTTTTAGCTTCAAATGGGATATCTAAATGTTGGCATAGTTGTACCCAACAATCCCCTATAAAGTCTTGTTTAAAAATAATTAATTGTTGTATTTCATTTCCTTTTTATTAATTCACATTAGTGGACGGAGTCCACTTCGTACTTTCAACCACCAACTCATAATAAAAAAAATAACCCCCTATACCTTACGGCATAGGGGATTTTGTTAACTTAACATGTATTGACTACTTAGAATATCAACATCTAAATCATTAGACGCTTTAGTAATTGGTACATGATGTCCTTTTAACTCACTAAGGATATCACTCAATAGATTACTTCTAGCTATTTCAGCCATAATCTCTTTATACATACCTGTTACTGTTCTTAAGTAATTAGGGTGGAATACAAAGCAATCATGGATATGTACTAATTCAAAGTCTGCACGTCTTACCATTTCTCTAGCTATATAACCATCAACACTGTGAACAATGTTAGCTACAAGGCTTCTATAGTTATTACTAGGTGTTTGCTTAGCGTATCTATAAGTAAACGTTCTATGGTTTAACTCATCTACTTCAATACGAGTATCAGTCATTTCCATAACTTTAACTTTAGCAACATGCCCATCTGGTAGAGTCCACTGATGTACATCAGCATCGTAGTTCCAGAAGTCATTGATAGTAGACATCATAGCTTCAGCACCTTCAAAAGAATCATCTAATACTTTATAGAATACTTCTAACTGTTCCTCTGTAAAGGTATTAGCAGGATTAGCTTGTGAATTATAGTAATGAGTCATGATAGGCTTCTTAACTAACTTTCTATCAACAGTATTATTTAAGTGCTTATTCATTTCATCAGCTACCATTTCGTAAAGGTCTTCACGTTTACCTGTATCAACCATATTACAAGCTTTAGCAGTCTTCTTACAGCCTGTAAGCGCTGCCATAACCTGTAAACCACTAGCTGTAGCATCTAAGGACATTGTATAACCTGTAGCTTTACCATCTAAGGTATCTTGATAAGCTCTAATAGCCTTTCTACCTAAGATAGGTTCATCCCAATCTTTAGTTTCAAAGGTATCATTCTGAGCATTAAACCACTGTATACGTTCTCTCCAAGTTAACTTATCATGTCCTGCATGATTAGCAATAGCTATCTTAAGGTTAACAAGTTTAGTAATAACTTCTTTATTATGAAGAGATAACAAAGCTTTACCATATTCATTAGATTGAATATTAAGGTCATAGCCACTGCTGTAACTACGCCCACGCTTATCAAATCTCCATACAAAGTAGAAAGGCATACCAATATACTCTGATGCTATTGTTAAGAACTGATCAGGATCCATAGCAATATTACTATTAGTTTCATTTAGTAACACATCTGGGTCTATCTCCCATGGTACTGTCTGTAATTTATTTAAAGCATCTAAGGCTTGAGGTTCTTCATGGTGATTACCCTTACCAAGCAGTACACTCTTTTGTTCGAATAACCAGCCACCAGTATTGTTGTCTACCCATTCTTGAGGTACTTCTTTCATAGGCGGTAAGAACTGAAGCATATCTAGTTTATGCCTAGTATCAGTTTCTACTATCAATTTAGGTTTAACCTCTGTACCATCTGTATACAGCAGGATGTCAAATAAGCCTGTATTAGCTGTTACTGCTAATAACTCTGCACCAGTCTTAACTGCATCAACAGGGTTTCTCATACCTACATCAAAGCCTATAGAAGTAGCTGGGTCTTGAATAGGACGCTGTCTATCAGTCTTAAGAATGTTATAAAAGATAGCATTAACTACTTTATTAGTTTTCTTTAGGTGTTTAATACGTAGGTTCTTAGAATCATAGTACTTAGCACTTCTATAATTAGATACTGCTTGTAGTACATCCATGTATAACTTAACTGGTAATTCTCTGTTAAGGTCTTCTAAGATAATGCTTTGAGTTTGTTGCTTGCTATATTGTTGTTCTGTTTGTAATTGATTAGTTTCCATACTATCCTCTGTTTGTTAATTAATAAAAAAAATATAAACCTTAAGAGCTATGACACTCTTAAGGCTTAATTAGATGTTACAAGTTACCTACAAGTACTTGTGCATCTGCAGTTGTTAGATGTTTAACAACCTGTTCTGGTTTAACAGCCTCTAACTCTGTCATCATATTACTAATTGTTAGAGCTTTCTGCTCTTCAGAACTAGTTTCAGTTAGTTCATTATCATAGTAATTGATAAAACCCATACCAACGTATTTACCAGCGTGCTCACCTTTAACAGGTTTAACTTTAACTTGGAAGTTAGTATATACCTTGCCATTAACTTTCCTAGGCTTGGTAGTAGTGAACAATACATCGTTAGTTAGATTATTAGTAATAATCTTAAGTACTAAGTCTGTATTAAGTACGTTAGCTGTTGCCTCACTGTTAGGTGTGAAAACACAACTTCTTTCATCATCTAAATAGATGTTGTAGTACTCTTGGTTGTTTTGCTTTTTAGTGTTTTTAGTCTCTGCAGACTTATCAACTAATGTTATAGCCATGATTTTATTTCCTTATGAAATTACTACCTATATTGAGATTAAGAGTATTAGCAGGTAGTTAAAACTAATATTCTTTATTAAATACTTTCTGGGTACTATCCTTTAGTTAAAAAGGAAATGAGCAGTTTTGAATCATGCTTAGGATATTGGGTTATGCTTTCTTTGTAGTCTTAGAATTGATTTCAGTGATGTTACCGTTGTCATCAATACATACGTTATGCTCGATTAAGAAGTCTGCTAATTCTTGCTTAGCCTCTACTCTATTCATAACTAATGATTGCTCAAGGCTCTCATTAATGATTGACATTGTATTTCTGGTTGATGCTCTTAGACCCTGTTCACCTGTGAGTTCATCTACTAAACCTAAAACGTTAACAATTGAATTACTTAAATGTTTCCATATTTTCATATGTTGCTCCTATTAATGTATATAAAGTTATATATAAAGTATATATAACGCCTGACGTGACGAAGTCACCCTATCCTATGTGTAGTCTGTGTGTCTATCTTTTGTGTGATGTGTGGTGTGTGTAAAAAAAAGGTATGTCCCAACACCCGAAGGTGCTGAGACATTGCATTCGTTAGAATGCAGGCTCTTCGTCAGAAGAGTCAACTTTACCTGTAAGTAAAGCATTAACACCATTAGGTGCTTGCTTGTCTTTCCAGGCAGTTAAGGTAATATCATAATCACCACCAGTTAAGATGGTAATTAAGTTATCAACATTTACATCAGCACCAGACACACTGATGTTCACTCCCTTAAGTTCTGTACCTGAAGCAAGGATGTTGTAGTTTTTGTATGATTTAGCCATGATAGACTCCTATGTAGTTAAAAGATGACACAAAATTATGCCAGGCGTGACGAAGTCACGGGCAATGTGTAAGGAAAAAGATAGTTATGGTCAAGGCATAGGGGGGGGTACCTTTAAGAATCTGCCCCAATACAGTAAGTTACTACTCCCGTAAGTAGATTATGAAAATCTGTACTGCTCCATTAGTGTTTTCTAATATACTCCTCCTTCTGATAAGGACACCTGTAACCCCCCCCAAGGGGTGGAAGGTGTCCGTTACTTTATAATTAATATTAATAATACTATTAGTATTAGTTAATCTATGTTGTTTCCTCCTAATTCTATCCTCATTATGCTCCTACTTCTGGTGGGGGATGCGAATGCTCCCCCAAACCCCCTTATAGATATAGATTAGGGGAACCCTTTAAAATCAAGGGTTTCAGATACCCAAAGTTACACGATCCACGTAACTTTAGTTCTGCAAACTATGTAACTTTTGTACTAGATTTCCGTAACTTTTAGTTAAGAATAATAAAAAAGTGTAATTGTAGTTACATATTTCTGTAATTAGTTATATAATTAGCGCATGAAATCAAATACACCCTATCTCATGGTATACAAACACGGATTTATTGACATCGCTCCTGAGCTAACAAAAAGTGAACTTAGGATATTTTCCCATATCTTCAATAAGACTAATTTTGGTAATATCTGCTATGAAAACCAGAAGGACATTGCTAGTGCATTAGAAATGTATGCATCGCATGTGTCTTCTGGAGTTCGAAAGATAATCAAATTAGATCTAATGCAGAAGTATAGACATGGCTTCATGTTAAATCCTGAGTATTGTGTTTTAGGTCCTATGGATGAGAAACCTAAATTGCACTCTATTTACACTAAATTAACTAAAAAGGAGAAAGCTGTTGGAATTACTGAAGAATAGGTTAGAAGATCAGTTACTAAGTAGTTATCATAGCTATCCTGCTTACGAGAAGAGGGAGATCAAACGTGGGTACATCTACATACTGCGAGATGATGTATTTCCTGAGTATATCAAAATAGGAATGACTAGAGATTTAGCTAAACGTTACAGAGACTATAATCAACATAAACCCTTTAATACAGCTGAATTTATTGCTGTAAGTGAGGTTTTTAATGATGTAGTGACTGTAGAGAAGAAAATCTTAGCAGCCCTAGTTAAAGAGATTACTCCTATTGGAGCTAAGAAAGAATGGTTTGAAGCTGTGCACGAAGATAGATTAAAAGAAATAGTGGAAGAAGCAGAGCAGCACTTTCACTTATACATGCCAAGTGAGGATATTTAATGAGATTAACTGAAAAGACTAATGCTATTGCTAAGAAAGACCCTGAATCTAAACTGTCTGTTGCACAATTACAGGGTACGCTTCCTTCAAATATGCGTAAGTATGTGACCCAAGATATGGTTGATGTAGTTAATGACACTGAGGATGGGGACTTCAGAGAGCACTACAGGAACAATGTGCTTAGTTTTGCTTCTGTATTGAAAGCAGGTAAGTACAAAACACTGGATTATATTAATGCAGTTAAATTTGTTAGTTACAAGCTGTTAGGAGACGGAAATACGCTAGCGTATAGTAAGACGTTCCCTGAGAGATACCAGAGATTAGTGGATAAGGGTATTACAGGTAAGAATATTGCCTCATACTCTACTGCCTACAATCGTAATGATTTAGTTAATAAGATTATGGAGCAGTCTCTTGTACCTGTACATGTTCTTAATATGGATCTGCATCAGGAAGCTATTAACATGCAGGCGGATTTAATGCGTACTGCTAAGTCTGAAACTGTGAGACAAAAAGCTGCTGAATGTTTAATTGTACAGCTTAAAGCTCCTGAGACTGCTAAAGTAGAAGTAGATGTTAATTATAACAGTGATGTAGTGGATGACTTAAGAGCTACTACTAAAGCTTTAGCTCAACAACAGCTTAAGATGATTCAAGCAGGGCATATGAGTGCACAGGAAGCGGCACACTCTGATATTATTGCTAAGAAGACTAGTATAGTTGAAACAGAATACCAGGAGGTACCTTGATACACTGCATGAATGATTGTATAACTAAATTAAAAGCTATTAAGCAATTAGCTAAAGAAGGGATGCATGAATCCCCAGATGTAGTACAAAGGATGAAGTTTGAACAGATATCTATGGAAGTCAGCTACTTAATTTCTGAAGCAGAGGATGACGATGCTAAACGAGTTAAAGAGCTACGGAGTTACCGCCTGTAATGTCAGAATTAATTAAAAAGACAGTTGAGGAGTGGCTTAATGATATTAGTTACGCTCCTGATCCAAATTACGTTCCTAGTGAGTTTGCACTAGAATTTGTTAGTTTTATTAAATTAGTTAATGGTGAAAGGGGAGAGGAGAATAAAACCCCTGTAATTCACTATCAAATGTTAGATAACATTGTAGGCAAGAAGCAGAATACAGTGAATATGTGTTCTCGTGGTTTAGCTAAGACTACTATCATGGCTGAATACTTATTCTTGTATCTAGCAGTATACGGATCTATCCCAGGGTTTGGAGATGTAGATTATGCTTTGTATGTGTCAGACTCAATTGAGAATGGTGTAAAGAAGATGAGGCTACGTTTAGAAAGACGCTGTCAGAATAGCCCTTTCCTACTTCAATACTTAGAGGCGGCTAAATTTACTGATATTAGATGGTATTTTAAGAATAAAGAGGGTAAAGAGCTAGTTGTAACAGGTCATGGTGCTAAGACAGGTGTACGTGGAACCGTGGAACTAAATACTAGACCTCAATTAGCTATTCTGGATGACTTAATCTCTGATGATGATGCTAGATCCCCTACTGTAATTGAGAGTGTAGAGAACACTGTATACTCAGCTATTGATTATGCGTTGCACCCAGCTAAACGTAAAGTAATCTGGTCAGGTACCCCTTTTAACGCTAAAGACCCATTGTATAAAGCAGTAGAATCTGGAGCATGGCATGTAAATGTATACCCAGTATGTGAAGAGTTCCCTGTAAGTGAGGAAAATTTTAGAGGTGCTTGGGAAGATAGATTTAATTATGACTACGTGTATGGACAATATACTAAATCTAAAGCAGCAGGTAAGATAGATAGCTTCAACCAGGAGCTTATGCTACGCATTATGTCTGATGAAGAGCGTTTGATTAACGATTCTGATATAACTTGGTACAAACACGCTAATGTTAAGCAGAATATGAGTGCTTACAACTTCTATATTACTACTGACTTTGCAACAAGTAACAAGGAATCAGCGGACTTCTCTGTGATTTCAGTATGGGCTTATACTAACAATGGTGACTGGCTATGGGTAGATGGTTTCTGCAAACAGGCACTGATGAACGAATCTATTGATGAATTATTTAGATTAGCTCAGAAATATGTTCCTCAAGAAGTAGGAATTGAGGTGACAGGACAGCAAGGAGGTTTTGTTAGTTGGATTCAAGCTGAAATGCAGACTCGTAATATTTATTTTAATTTAAGTAAGGGAAAGAGCTCTACACAAGTTGGTATTCGTCCCACTAAAGATAAAATGAGCAGGTTTCAAACAAATGCCCTTCCTTTGTTTAAAGCAGGTAAGATATGGCTACCTGAAGAATTACGAGATTCTAAAGAGTTAGCTGAAATGTTAAATGAGTTGAATTTAGCTACGATTAAAGGATTTAAGTCTAAGCATGATGATGTTATTGATACTATCACAATGTTAGGTGAAATTAACGCTTGGAAACCTTCAGAAGTATCTACTGAAATAGATGAGAATGGTAGAAGTGCTTTTAGTAAGTACTGGGATGAACCTGAAACAGCAGAAGAAGGCAATAGTTCATACTTTGTATAAAAGTTACATCTAAGTAGATAACGTGGTATGATAAATACACAATAAATATTTTGAGGTATTTTGTGAAAGTTTACGAATACATAGAATTTCTAGTTAATGGTGAATTAAGTCAGTTATCTGTGGCAGACGTAGGTGACGTATCTCCTGGCGGAGCGTCACCTACTAGTACTCAGACTACAAATAGAGATAAGTTACGTTCATACATTAACTTAGCTAATATTGAATTACATAAAAAGTTTAATATTGTGCAGAAAGAAATGGAATTAGACTTTGCTTTAAATGGTGAAGAGTTTAAACTAGATGACGATTTTCTACATGCTATAAGTTGTGCTTTCACTGATGGTACAGAAATTCCTATTAATAATGATAAAACTAAATTTGTTAATGGTGTAGATACAAATGTATCTGTGATGTTTAGAGATCCTAGTAAAGTTGTCATTAAGGGCACAGATGATGATGGCAGAAAAGATATGGTAGTTGTGTATGCAGCTGCCCCTAAATTAGCTAAATCTATCACTATTAACTTACAACTGCCCCAACTATACACTGAAGCTCTATTAAATTATGTTGCTTATAAAGCACATGCTTCTATTAATGGTGATATGAAAGCAGAGAATAATACTTATTACTTACGTTACAACGAAAGCTGTAAACAAATTAACATGTTAGGACTAGTAAATCCTGATAATTTAGATTCAAATACTAAATTAGAAGATAGAGGGTTTATTTAGAAAACTAGTGCTATAATAGAGACAAATTAATTGCATGCCAAATGCTGAGAACAACCTCCAGGAGGAGTTAAATAATGGCTTATTACGATACAATCAACCTTGTTGCAGGAGACGACAAACCTGAATTAAACTTCACGTTAAGAGACTCCAACACTGCAGCTACAGGTAAAACGTTAGATGAAGATGATGCTACTACATGGGCACCTATTGATTTAACAGCAGAGACTGTAAAAGTTCATTTTAGACTTCTAGGAAGTGACACAATTCTTGACACTATGACATGTGGTAAGACAGCGCCTTATACAAGTGGGCAATGTTTTATGCAATGGAACGCCACGACTTTAGATGTTGATGCTGGTACTTATGAAGGTGAAATCGAGCTAGAAGATTCTTCAGGTAAAAAGCAAACTATATTCGACAAATTAAAGTTTAAGGTAAGAGCCGACTTCTAACTGTGGCTATTAGAGCTACAATTAACTTAGTTCAGATACAGGCTTCAACGTCTATTGTTAAAGTTGAGGCTCAAACAACTTACGAGAAAACTAACGCTACTGGTATTTGGATAGACCCAGATAGTAACAATAGAATGCCTAAGGAAGAGCTCCCATTAGCGGATGTTCAGATTAGAGTTCTTACTAAAGTTTTAGAAGACACGGCTACTATTGAAGAAAGTAAAGCTTTTGACTTTATAACACCTAAGAGTGACACACTAGGTACTTTAGTTGAGAACTTTATGAAAGCTGTAAGTTACAAACGTAATTTTACAGATACGTTTACATTAGATGATGCTAGCCAGATAGACAAAGACTTCTATGGTAACAAGGGCAATATATTCAGTATTATGGATATTATTGGCTTAGACCAGAGTAAGGTACTAACTGATAGCTACACATTCTCAGAAGTAATTACAGTAGCTTTATTATTTGAAAGAGATTTTACAGATACAGCTACAGTGCAAGATGTTGCTAGCGCAAACATCATTAAAGCATTAACTGATAGCTTCAGTTTAGATGATGGTTTATATGTAGATAAAGACTACTATGGTAGTAAAGGCGATGGTTTAAATTTCACTGAGATATTAGATACTAATTTAGGTAAAGGAATATCTGATATTTTCACATTTACTGAGGAACATGGTTTACAATTAAGTAAAACATTCACAGGTACTGATACATTTAGTATAGGTGACACAGTAAGTATTAATAGAGTTTCAGGACGTGTACTTAATGGTGCTGCTCTGAATGTTGCAACAATAAACTAGGAGTTTATAAAAATGGTTAACGATAAATTAGCACTGACGGGTGCTTTAGAAATTAAGCTTAATAATGAAGTAGTGCAGAAGACACATAACTTAGTTGTTACAGCAGGTAAAGAGTGGGTAGCAGATAGAATGAAAGGTACTAACTCAGCTATGTCACATATGGCAGTAGGTACAGGTACAACAGGAGCTGCAGATGATACTAAGACTACTTTAGTTACAGAGACAGATAGAAATGCTTTGACTACAGCAGGTGGTACAGTATCAGGTGCTACAATTACTTATGAGTGCACATGGGCAGCAGGTGATGCTACAGCAGCTATTACTGAAGCAGGTATCTTTGATGCAGCTACAGGTGGTGACATGCTAGCACGTACTGTATTTGCAGTTGTTAATAAAGGTGCCTTAGACTCAATGACAATTACTTGGACAATCACAGTAAGTTAAGATTATGGCAGTTAAATTCAGTAACAATGCAGCAACGACATTAGATGGAGCTATCACAGCTTTAGCTACGTCTATTACTGTCAATGATGTTACTGCATTACCTACGTTATCAGGTTCAGACTACACATACTTAACATTATCTAATGTTGCAGGTACAAGCTTAGAGATTGTGAAAGTAACAGCTATAAATAGTACTACTAAAGTATTAACAGTTATACGAGCACAAGATGATACAACTGCTAAAGCATTTGCAAATGGTGATTTGTGTGAATTAAGACTAACAGTAGCAGGTTTAAATGATGCAGCTAGTCAGAATGATGATGCAGCAGGTACAGCAGTAGCTATGTCAATCGCATTGGGCTAGGAGAAATAATGGCAAATACATTCAAATTAAAAACAAAGGCAAGTGTAGGCACATCACTTACGACAGTCTACACAGTTCCAACATCTCCCTCTACTACTACGGTAGTCATTGGACTAACTGTAGCTAATAAGACAGGTGGCTCAGTAAATGCTAGTGCTCAGATTGTTACAGCTTCTACTACAGGTGAGAATG